TTGTGCAGAGTATTTAGTGAGTCTGCCACCATATCGGATAGCTTAGAGTTTACTTTGTTTAGGAACTCCTGCTCTGTCATGTCTAAGCGATAGCGTAGGAAGTTGCTGATTGACTGACGAAGTTCTGGATCTTGTTTCATTAGGATCTCTGCTTCTTTCACACCACTTGATTGTTTAGCTGCAATCTTTGCTGCTGATTTTATTATATTGTTTTTTGTCATATCATCACAGAATCCACGTACTGTACCGGGTTTCCTTGCTCTTCTTTTGTATTGCCTAGGCATGGTATATTTTACTTTTTTTCAGAAAATACTTGCATTGTCAAGTGCAAGACTACATAAGGTGACAAATGGATACGGAGCGTGGAAAAGAGATATTGAAAACTGCGTGTATGAATTACACTGAGTTTAGTAGGTTGGTTGGAGTAAAGCCTATTACAGTCAGGCTTGCATTCAGTGGGAAGAGATTGAGTAAGAAGATGGTTAGTTTGCTTGAGGATATGGAGAGCAATCAGAAGGATGAGGATGCGAAGGAGGAGAGGCGTGCGGTTAAGGTTGGTATGATCATGCAGAGTATGGATGAGGTACGCAGTGCGAAGGTGTATTTGTTACCCAAGAATCCATACCTTCGTTTTATTGAGTTTCCAGATGGTACACATGGCAAGTTCCGTGCAAAGCCAGGTACGTTTGGATTGGGAAGTATGGTCAAGGTTAAGCGTGAGGATGGGGATATGTACACTTTGGAAGGGAATTACGACAGGAAGGGTAGATTGATATGATAGATGATGATGAAGTTGAGTATGATGTAATAGGGGACATGCCGAGCGAAGAGGAGGAAGAGAGTGAGGATGAACTTCAACGCATTGAATGGGAACGTATTAAGAGAAGATAATGTGGAAGACTTTATGGAAGGAAATGAATGCCACGTGCCACCAGAAGTAATGCAGGAAGCATGGTTACGATTCTGGGGAAAGAATCAATTATCCGTGGACTCGCATGGCACAGTGTATCGAACATCGATACCACGCAGAATGCCAAGCAAGGGAAAATTTGACCTAGTAAATTATGAAAGACGCAAAAAGAAAATGTATCCATGAGTTTAAGAATGCGATCCATCGCTGGTCAGAAGAGTCTGACTTGGAAGATGATGAGATTGTACAGTGCATGGTGGAAGCTGCACAGGAGTATTACGATGAGGATGTAATAGATTTTGAGTGTGATATGGAACTAGAGGAGGAAGAATGAATATATATNCCCCCACAGGANAGAAGTTAGAGAGTTGGCCATTATGGGTCAGGCGATTAACAGATGAAGGAATGGTTCTCAAGAGTAGGGTCATGGAATTGGAAAAAGAGAATAAGGAACTTTCCAAGGAGGTGACTGACTTGAAGGTTAGGTGCTGTGATCTATGGAAGCAATTTACCGAGGAACAAGCTCGTAATGTTAGGTGAGAGTACCCAAGGGCTACAATCCGATCTTCTGGAGAAAATACGGGCGAGCGATATCCGAATCAGTTGCCGAATTACCGAGGTGCGACTTGAGAAAGCTAGGGCCACCACCCTTACAATTAAGCCCAGAGGTGTTGGAACGGATCAGGAAGGCTGGCAAATTGGTGAAAAAGAAATCCCGTGTAACTCGCTCGAAGAAGCAATCATCGTAGGGATAGAGATACTCAATCGTGGGTAAAAATTTATGATAAATGCAGAAGATCAAATGAGACAGGCGAGCCTTACCTCTGAGGAGTGGTATTTAAATGCTTGCCCTAAAGATAAACTACAAGAACTAGCATCAGACCCCATGATTATAGCAGCTAAAATTATAGCGGCAGGTTTAGATGAGTTAGCTATGTCCAACCGCATGATTGCAGAGAAGATTAATATGGAATAGTAATGGGTAAAATAACCTATGCTGACGAAATAGACGCACGCTTTGGCGTGCCTTGGACAGATGACTTTAAGTATGTAAAGGGCGAGTTGGAGTGTGCATTATCAGATGAGGAGATAGATAGACTAACTGTACAAGATCCTGTACGAGCAGAAACACTTACACGCTTGCTTCTTGACCAACCCAATAGCGAGAAGGAAGATCCAATCGAATGGGGTTGGACTCTTCCTGGGTGGCGTAGGGTGATGGAAAATTGGAAGGATACAAAAATCCATGTTTGCTTGGGTGGTAACAGAAGTTCCAAGACTACTTTCGCATCTCGCTTGCTTGTCCACTTGGCACAGAACATACCAGAAGCAGAGATACGTTCTTTGCATGTCAGTGAGGAGCGTAGTATAAGTGATTCCCAGCGTTATATATGGGACTCGCTTCCGGCAAGGTATAAGCGAAGTAAGAAGAAGAGTGAGAATCATAGTCTGCAATACACTCAGAAGAATGGATTTAATGCAGGCAAAGCAATCCTTCCACCCACCCATCCAGATGCCGAGCGTGGGAGTACGATATACTTTAATAATTACAGGCAGTACATGGCAGACCCACAAATCTTTGAGGGATGGGCAGCCCATTGTATACATGCAGATGAGGAAATTCCTGAGAATATTTTTAATACATTATTGGCAAGACTTACAGATAATCATGGTCGCTTAATTCTGACCTTTACTACTCTGCAAGGATACACGCCACTAGTTAATAGTTTACTGAAAGGAGCTACGACAGTCAGGTCAAAGTATAGTGCGTTAATGGATAAGGAACTACCCCTAGAGCAAGTGTCTGCGAATTGGCCTGACTGTCGCATATATTATTTCTGGTCACAGGATTCACCATTTGTGGATGCAAATGAACTTGTACGTACCTATTCCAAGCAACCACAAGAGGTAAAACTTGCTCGATTATTTGGCATACCAAGTAAGAGTTTTGAAGGAAAATTCGCAAAATTCCAGCGTGAGACAAATGTAATAGAACATAGTAAGATACCATTCATTGCAGACCCATCCGTAAATGTAACACGTTACTTTATCTGCGATCCGGGTGGTAGTAAACCTTGGGTTGGATTATGGGCAGGTGTAACCAAGGACAAGAAGATATACATCTATCGTGAGTTCCCTGACAGCACGATGGGAGCATGGGCAATCCCACACATTAATGGTGCTGGAAAAGCAGTGGGTAAGCCTGGCCCTGGACAACGTCCTTTGGGATGGGGCTACTCACAGTACCGAGATTACTTTGAAGCACAGGANGANGGTGAGGAGATATTTGAGCGGATTGTTGACCCAAGGATGGGTGCAGCCACAGTGCGTACAAAGGAAGGGGAGAGTAATATAATTAACACGATGAGTAACATGGGATTTGTATTCCGTGCTGCACCTGGTGTGTCCATAGACTCAGGTATTGCCAAGATCAATGACGCACTATCATGGGATGACACAGAACCAATGACTGATAATAATTGCCCACAACTTTACTTCTCCGATCAGTGCGAGAATACAATATCATCCATGCTTGAATATGCAGGAGAGAGTAAGAGTGATTACTTCTCTGACCAAATTGATTGCCTGCGTTATTTATTTGTAAGTGGAGCAGAACATATCACCCATCGTGACATTCAGGTCACAGGTGGTGGTGGGTATTAGATTGACTACATTAGGTGCATAATGTAGTTTTATGCTACACATGCTCTCTGCATCCGACCCAGAACTATTATACGTATCTAAAGAGCCTGACATCGCCTACCTTGCGGAAGCATACAAGCGTACTCAGAGTGACTTGGGTGAGTGGTTAGATCGCAGACAAAGAGATTACGATACCCGTCATTGTTTATGGTCAGGTAAATCGGATGACTTTAAGAAGCACGCTTCACAGAGTTCAACAGGTGAGGTATTTCCGTGGGAAAGTGCGAGTGACAGTGAAGTCCGTATGGCAGATGAGTTAATCTCCTGCCGTATTGCAATGAGCATGAATGCGATTAGACGTGGTCACATTGTAGCCACACCAACAGAATCAAATGATGTTGAGCGTGCTAATGTGGTCAGCATGTTCTTACGATGGTTAATTAATTCCAAGATGCAAGAGTTCTACCCAGAGATTGAGCTTGGATTAAACCATCTATTTGAGAAGGGCATGATGGTACATTACTGCTGGTATGAGAACCAAGAACTCAAACAACAGCAAACCATTAGCCTAGAGGAAATCGCTCAAGTCCTTCCACAGATTGCCGGAGCAATCCAAGATGGAAGTATGGACGAGGAACTCACAGAAGTTTTAAAAACGCAGTTTGATATTAGCAAGTCCAAGGCACGGGCAATGTTAAAGGAAATGCGTAAGGATGGAGAAACAACAGTACCTGTAACACGCCAAGTTGTAAGCAGACCAAAGATCAAGGCACTTGCACCAGATGAGGATGTATTTTGGCCAAGCTATTGTATAGATCCACAGGAAGCACCATACATGTTCCATGTGGTATCCATGACCCCAGAGCAATTAAGGTCTAAAATTAGCACCGAAAAATGGTCAGAAGAATTTGTGGATGCTGCTATTGAACTAGCAGGGCAGGGCGAGGATACAGATCAAAACATCTATCAGTTGCGTGAGGATGATGAGTTCACCAGAGATAACGAGAATAGCCTTGTTAGAATAGTGTACTGTTATCAAAGACTATTGGATGAGGATAATGTGCCAGGTATTTACTGTACGATTTATCATAGCAATATTACAGATTTATATGCCAAGCATCAACTGCTTGACTACTCGCATGGACAGTATCCATTTGTTGTAACCACACTTGAGAAAACAAGTAAGAAACTTTACTCCTCAAGGTCATACCCAGAACTGATTGAAAGTTTACAACAAGTCCTCAAGGCAGAAACAGATGCCGGAATTGATGCACAATCATTAGCAACTTTACCACCCATCGAGTTCCCTATGGGTCGCTCACCTGCCAGATTCGGGCCTGGGGTAAAGATTCCATATCGCACACCTGGTGAGGTAAGATTTGCAGACACTCCTCGTGGATCAGTATCCAATGTCGAGCTACGAAGATATATACAGGAACAAGCAAATAGATACTTTGGTAGGAACGCACCTGGTGTAGATCCAATTGAAGCACAGATGAAACAACAGGAGGTGATTGATAAAGTATTTCACCACCTCAAACATGTGCTTGATCAAGTGTACTCTCTTTATCAGCAGTATGGCCCTGACCAAGAATACTTCCGTGTCACAGGTATGCAGGACATGCAGAAGTACGATAAGGGAAAACCTAATGAAAGGTTTGATTTTTACATGCAGTTTGATGCTGCCACACAAGACCCAGAGCAAATGCTTGAACGTGTAAAAGCAATTGCCCAACTTGGCGCACAACTCGACAAGAATGGTACGCTAGACACTGAGCGATTATTACAGATTGCAGTTGGTCAGATTTTACCGGGGGCTGCGGAAAGTGTTATGCTTCCCAAGGAAACCGCATCACAGAAAGCAATGGATGAGGAAAGACAAACCATTGCAGAAATCTATGCTGGTGTACCACCCAATGTTAAACCAAATGATGCCCATGAGATGAAGTTGCAGATATTCCAGCAATGGTTATCGCAACCCGATGTAGCACAAAAGGTACAACAAGACCCTGCCTTACAGGAGCGTATTTCCAATTATATGCAGCAAAGACAGATGCAAGTTCAGCAAAAAGAGAACGCTGAGATTGGTAGGCTAGGGGCAGCACCAACACAATTTGGAACAACAGGAGCAGCACCAACAGGAGGATAACATTATGCCAATGGTAGGTAAAAAGAAATTTGGATACGGAACTAAAGGTGTGGCGAAAGCTAAGTCTTACGCTAAAAAGACGGGCAAGAAAATGTCCTACAAGCGCAAGAAGAAGTGAGCGTTAATTATCGTGGCGAGCGTTTTAGTGCTTATAACAAGCCCAAGCGGACACCCGGTAAGTCCAAAAAATTTGCAGTCCTTGCTAAAGATGGTGACAAAGTACGCCTCGTTCGCTTCGGAGATCCAAAAATGTCTATCAAGAAAAACCAGCCTGCACGCAAGAAAAGCTATTGTGCAAGGTCAGGTGGAATTAAAGGTAAAACAAATAAACTAAGTGCCAACTATTGGTCACGCAAAGCATGGGATTGTTAAATGTCGCTATATAAAAATATTCATCGAAAACGAAAACGTATCAAGGCTGGAAGTGGTGAGAAGATGAGAAAGCCNGGATCGAAAGGCGCACCAACTGCAAAGGCATTNAAGAAAGCAGCTAAAACTGCACGCAAAAGAAAATAAACGATGAGTCCCCGCAAAAGAAAAACCTACCACGAGATTGACCCAGAGGAAGCAATAACCGCTTTAGCCACTTTAAAGAATGACCCTCACTTTAAGAAGTACATCGAGATGCGAGAAGCAATGCGTGAGGAAGTAATACGCCAACTTCAAACAAAGGCAATTATCGACTGCACAAATCGACACTACATGATGACAGGTAAGCTCGAAGCAATTGATGAGGAACTTGATACTTTCTACAAAATGTAACTTTTGGTTATAGGTTAGTTAGATACGCCCTTGTGACTTTCGTGGGGTAGTCACAAGGGCTTTTTTGTTGCCTTTTATAGCACTCTAAACTACATTCTGCTACACTAGGCTATTTCTGCCTTGATCTTATGGAAGCAATTCAAGAAGAGGTTGTCTCAGAATCCTCCGAAAATTCTGTTGATAGTTTAACGCAAGGTGAAGGTAACCTAACAATGGCAGAACTCGCATCAAGTCTGATGCAGAAACGCCAAAGCGAGGAAACTGACACCACCGAAGAGGAATCTGAACCCGTTGAAGAACAACCTGCGGAAGAGGATGAATCAGAGGATCAGTCTGCTGAAGAGTCGGATGAATCAGATGAGGAATCAGATGAGCCGCCCGTACAACCTTCAGATGTTCTTTCAAAGTTTAAAGACCTGGATTTGGATTCATTATCCGAGGAGGAGTCTAAGGAACTCGCCAAGCATCTTAATGCTTCTGCAATCAAGCGGTTTGGAAAGCTAACCGCACAGAAGAAAGCGTTACTTGCTGAGAACCAAGAACTCCAGCAGCAAGTTGAGCAAGCACCCGTGCCTGCTGAACAACCTGCATTCCTAAAGGATAATGCCTTGCACAATGTCAGTGATGTCAACGCACTTACTAAAGAAGTTGAGAACCTTAACACGCTCATCGAATGGGCAGACGAAGGGATGGAAAACGAAGTGGAGTACGATGACGCTGGCAATGAATATGTGGTTAAGGATGCCGACAAGACTTACACCAAAGCGGATCTCCGTAGAATCAAAGCGAATGCAAAGAAGATACTTCGCAAAGATGCTCCGGCAAGAGAAGCATGGATTAAGGAACGTCAAGCAAGTGACCAACAAGCAGTTCAAACTTTCGACTTCCTCAGTGATGGAGAGAGTGATGACTACAAAATGTTCATGCAGGTAAAGCAAAGCCCGCTTTATAAACCATTAGTTGACCACCTACCCAACAGCAACTTTGCACTTGGGCTTATGGTGGAAGGATTAAAAGCAGTTAAAGCGAAACAAGCAAATGCAAGTCAACCAAAGAAATTGAAGAAACCAACTGCACCTGTCGCAAGCACAGAAGCAGGTGCGAGTAAACCAAGATCCGAGGGAAGTAAACTAAAGAAAGCTGTACAAGCGGCTCATGCCAAGTTCGAGAAATCTGGCAATATAGCAGACTACCAAAATTACATAAAACTAAAGCGATCAATCGCATAAATTTAAAACAAAATTAGGAGGATATAAAAAATGGCTAAGAGTACTACCTACAATTCGAGTGGTAATCGTGAAGATTTAACTGATATTATTTCAGTTCTAGAACCAGAAGCGACACCGTTCGTTTCAATGATGAAAAAAGGAAAAGCAACAGGGACATTCTTTGAATACCAAGTTGATAAATTAAATTCACCAGAATTTGATGGAATTTCCGAAGGCGAAGATGTTGGAAACTTTAAAAATCAATCTGCTGACCGAGCAAGAATTGGAAATTACATCCAAAAATTCCGTGATACTTTCATGGTGTCTGATCTGCAAGAGATGGTTGACACAGCTGGTGTCGCATCTGAATTTGCAAATGCTGAGTCTAAAGCAGTACGCAATGTAAAACGTTCAATTGAATCTGCATTCTGTTCTGCACAAGATCGTCAAGCAGACGCTGGAG